ATACTTAGGTACTTCAGGGGCTTTAGGTTCAGCGCGTTGCTGTTGTTGCTGAGAGTTATTAATTAGTTTCTCTAGCTGCTCTTCTAACCACAGATTCCTTTCATTTGCCTCCTTCATCCTATTGTTTATTTCATCAAATCGTGATTTAGGTATTCGAGGTTCCTTTTTAGGTGGAGCTACTTCTTCCTCTTCTTCATAATCCTCGTCGTCACCTTCAGCTTCACCATCAGAGGAATCATCCTCATCGGAATCCTCATCTTCACTTTCCTCTTCACCATCCAACTCTTCAACTTCATCTTCGTCAGATCCTTCAAAGAAATCACCACGATCTACTACTTCTTCTTCAATGCTCATTTTTAGCCTTTATCGTTAATAACGGAAACACTCAATAACGCTTGAGAGGTGCGGGGTTAATTACATCCATGTAATCGGGGTTTACATCATACCTAGTTGTGGTTGTTGCCCTTGAACTTGGGGAGGAGAGAGAGGCATTTCATTTGCGCCTTCGCCTTGTTCCTCTTTGGGGTTCTCTATTGTAGCCATGAGTGCATCCAATATAGGGGCTAATCTAGGATTAGCAGCAATCAATACTGCAACGTCAGCAACTTGTTTTAAAGTTTCAGCATCCTTTTCTTTTGTTTTACCTTCCATCTCTTCTATAGTAGCCTTCATAGTTTCTACAGTTAATTGTAGTTGCTCTTTTTGTGCGTCTATAGTTTCTTGATCTGGAGCATTCTCCAGTTGTTTAGCTATCTCATTCTTACGTGAGAGAGTAGACATTCTTATCATCTCAGCATCAGGTATCATTACTCCATACTTCCTTAGTTCAACTGCTTGAGCAAACTGAGCATTTTGGAAGGTGATTTGAGTTGGTACATCTGCAATAACTACATCATACTTACCTATACTAACATCGTTGATGAGAGTAGGATCTTCTGTACTTTGATCCTCTTGGTTAATCTTAACTGCATGTGGTACAGGTTTACCATTCTCATCTATACCTGTAATCATGAAGGTACGTTCTTGTGTATAGAATCCCTGTATCAATTTAAGGATTCTCTCAGCAATCATATTACGAGTTCTAAAGAGGTTATCTATAGGAGCTGCTAATTGAATGGCTGATTGATGTACCCTAGATTGAATAGCTGTACCAGATACTTCAGGACCTTTACCACCTTGGAAGGTTTCAGATACACCTGATATTAATCTAATCAGATCTATTCCTGATGTTACTAGATCCTTTAGACCCGTAGGGACTTGATTAGGTTCAATCTTAGCTGGAGGAGCTGATCCTTTACGATGCTCTAATACCAACCCTGTTTGTGATCCAACATCTACTAGATCTTCAGTATCCATGTTTACGAGACTATTCTCCTCTACAATCCATCCAGAGTTGGCAGTAGTGTTTACTACATGTAGAATCTGAGAGTAAACCTTATTCAACATCTCCTGTGTTTTGATGAGGTTATCAACTATACCTAGCGTAACACCTCTTCTAAAATATGGAAAGTAAGGGACAATAGTAAAATGATCGTAAGGGCTCCACTCATCAAAGAGAACAACGTCCCTAGTAGATACAGTCCAGCGGATACGTTTAGTAACTTTCTTAATGATTTCATAACTATTATCCTTAGCAAACTTAAGGCGATCTTTAGGCTTCATATCATCAGGTACAGGATAAAGATCACCTGCAGCTGGATCAAAGTAGAAATCCCTGTTTTGTACCTTCCAGAATTGTCTGTTTACTAGTCGAGCATGTTGTATATCATTAGAGTCTGTATAGAAGGCAGAGTAGTTATTGGTAGTACCAAATTTGTTCCTCTCTTCTTCCAACGAACCTCTACCAAAGTCAGCTTCTGCAGAGATATTGTTTTCTATTTCTCTCCACTTCTTAAGGCCATAGGTTTCCTTAATGTCATCGAAGGTCATCCAGCTAGTTACCATTACATCAGCCCAGTCGTCTGGGTCATAGGATTTAGAGTCTGGGTCTGGCAATACATCTAGCGGGTCTAATGTTTCTATAGCAATATCACCATATACATTCTCATTGAAATCCATTTTGACCTCAAAGTATCCTCGTTGTTGGATTAAACCATCGCTAAAGACTTGACTTTCTTTCCATGGAAACTTATTTTGATCTGTAACGAACATGGTAATCTTGGAGAGTATATCTGATATACCTTGATCATCTTGCTCTCTAGGCTTGTAAGACACATCCATCCTGGATTGGGTTTGGTAGCCTATAATGGTATTGACTGTAGAGAAGATAATGTTTTCTTCTAGTACTGGTCGACCCATAGCTTCTAAGGTTTGTTTATCTTGGTCAGTCCATTGCCTTCCGCCACCCAAATAAAAATTCTCATTAATCTTAGCTTGTTGCTGGTAAGATTGATGCCCACGCCGAAGTGCAAGCATATACCTCATCCAAGTCCTATTTGCTAAATCTCTATCGACTACAACCTGAAGATTACTCATTTGTTACCCTTTTGTAAGTTTATAATTGCGGGAATTACTCGCAGATTGTTTGGTATATGTAGACCAGACACAAACTTACCTTGTAATGGTATGATATGATCTACATGAAATTTTATCCCTAAGCAATTAGATAACCTATTAGATAGCTTATATAAAGCCTCTATTTGCTTTAAATCAGATTTAGATAGCCAAGATGGAGTTCTTTCTAGCTTACTGGCTCGTCTCTTAGACCACATTGCAACATGCTTTGGCCTAAGATCTTCCCAATTATTCTTTCTATACTCTTTTTGCCTCTCTCTACATTCACTGTGATTGTTGGAGTAATACTTTTTGCAACTTTCTGATTTCTTACTAGGATTATTTTTGTAGTATGTTTTTACTCGTTTAGCACAACAAGCCTTACACTTATTATGAAAGCCCCACTTACTTCCCTTATTTCTTGTGAACTCTGTAAATTCCTTTTCTTCACCACAACAAGTACAAGCTTTAGTCAGTATCAACATATATTATAAGGTATCTCAAAATAAAGTTAGAGTACAATAAGTTAGAGTAAGTTCCCTTAGGCCACCCTCCAATTCTTCGTATGTAAGGTTTTAATCTTATCCTTAAGGAAATCACTGCGATAAGATCTGGATTTAGGCATTGATATACCGATAGCTAAGTATCTGAAAGCATCTGCCCCATCACTTGCCCAATTATGATTTGGTTGGTCCTTAAACATTTGCCCTTTCTCATCCCAAACTTTGGTATAATTACGGAGAGCATCTAGACCTGTAGAGCACTTAACCTTATCAAAGTGACATTGAGGTAAGATCATTCTCACTGCATTTATCCCTTCAGATACTGGCAGTTTAGATAGCACATTCAATCTAGTGCCTTTAAATAACTCTTCAGCTACTTCATATCGGGTTCTGCCACTACCAAACTCTATATTAACAATGTCATGAGGAAAGTTGTGAGTCTTGTAGACATAATTCTTAGATTGTAGGACTTTGGCATAATGCTCTATCCCTTTGTTACATGCGGTATAGTAATCTACTACATGGATCTCCTTACCCATAACCTGAGTGAACCAGATTGAGGTAGCATCTCCACAACCTATATCCCACCAAGTTTCTACAGGGGCTGAAGGATCATGAAGTACTTTCCCTATCTGGCCATTCTTCTCTAGTTCTTCAATGTGAGAGAGATAGTAGAAGCCTTGAGCATTAGCAGTCCAAGAGTTATAGTATTCTTGTTGTATCAACTCTTCACTCATTCCAGAGTCCCTTTCTTCCTGAATCATCTCATCGGATACATACCTATTACCCTGCTCATCAAAGGTTTCTAGAACATTATAGTTCTGTACAAACCAATTTTGATTTTTGATAGCCATTTGGGTTAGATCGTAGAAATGGTTCTTGCCGTTTGTAGAGGAGTTGAAAGCAGCCCAACCATTATTCTCTACTAAGATAGGCCTGATAATATTCCATGCCTTAGGGTTTTGGAAAGCAAACTCAGAGAATACACAACCAACTGGATTAGATCCACGTACCTTATCAAACTTATCAGTACCCATGATTTGAATGACACTTCCATTAGTTAATACTATCTTCATGTCGGTACTATTTTTACTTTGGACTAGAGGCTCTGGAATATGATCTAAGAACTTAAAACCCCCACCATCAATCCCATCCCAAATTACCCGTCTACCTTGGGCATACTCAGGGAAGAAGTAGTAATATACCCCTTTCCTCTTAAGAGCTTCTTTGACAGTCAAATTAAACATTGTCTTGTCCTTTCCTGCCCTTCTGTGGTATATGGCAATTAGCCTTTTAAACCCTGAGTCTCTAGCAGTCATCAATTCACGTTGATAGGTACGAGGTTCAAAGCAATAAGGTATCTGTATTATACCCATATCTCACCTCTACTACATTTATAACCTTTATGCATCTTATAGAGCCCATTTGCTACTCGTAACATAGTACTATTATCTAAGTTATTGTCTTTGCAGTATTTGTTTAAACCACCAAATAATTCTATAACCTCTCCGGTTGGTGTAGTAACTATAAACAATTTAGATCCATTTTGGAATCTATTTATAAATGAATCACGCATTTTTTGTTTTGTCTCTTCAGAGTGCTTACTACCATACCTATGATTTAGTTCTTTTGGCAATCCTTTTTGCTTACAATTATTGGATATTTTTAATCTAGTTTCTATTGAGGGCTTTGAATTCTTTCCACCTGTTTGAAGATTATACCCATTAGGTGCTAAAGTATTATATTCCTTAATAAAGTACTCTTCTAGATTATTTGCCTCATCTGTTGTTAGATTATCCTTTAATATTTCGTGCTTAAAAGAGTCCCACCCGTACTTATTTATAGCGTTATGGAATGCAAAAAGCTTCTTACGATTTGGGTTCTTATGCTGAGTACACCTTCTATTGTAATTATTAGTTTGCCCAATATACTTCTTACCTGAAGGTGATGTGTGGCAATAAATAAGATACTCTTTATCTTGCATTTTATTCCTTAGTCAATATACTCTGAACTTAAAAGATGACCCCTAAACTCAGATATGTCACATTCATATATCTTATACCCTTTAAACATCATTTCTAATTTATGTTTATTGAAGGAGCCTTTAGTATAAAGTTTACCTCTATTTGCTATGATATAATATACTTTCATTTAGATTACTCTACAGCATTCTTGGCTTTACCTACATTACCACCTACAATATTTATGTACTTATGAATAATAGAGTATACACCCTCTCCCTCAGGTACTGGTAATACTGCTGATAGCCAAGCGGCTCCACCAGATACTGAGAGCATCAAAGCCCCTAGAGAAGTCATAAGAACCTGGAGATTATTGGTTATGCTAATTACTTGATCTATGATTTCCATTAGGGATTCCTATTATGTTGTTCAAACTGTTGAATATCAGAGGCTGTCTCATGGATTTGAGAGGTAATGAAGGTATGATAACCCCAGAGTCCTGCCAAGGAGGTGGTTGCAAATGCAGCACCTAACAACACTGTTTTGATGGCAATGTTTATTGAGGTAGTTAGCTTGGCTAAAGTAATATTTAGCTCATTCAATCCATCAACTAAAGTAACTATCTTTTTGGTTGTATCTATTTGAAATGCTTCTAGATAAGCCACCCTTCTTTCCAACTCCTCGGTTAATCTGTGATATCCATCACTACGCCTATCTACTTGTCCAGAACGTCTATCTTCCTCATTCATATTCACATTATAATCCTCTAGGGGGTATAAAGATAATAGCTCCATAGGGCCTTTTCCCTTTTTGTCTATTAGCTATAGGTTACTAGCTCCATGTATTTGTCTAGTAACCTTATACTATTTGTTAAAGTAGGTAAGACCGATGGTTTGGGGTTA